CAGACAATGATGCTGCAAGAAAAAACATAAAGGACATTGGTTACGCTGCTGCTTTCCAGTTTAGGCAAGAAGACATTGGCTTTGCTGATTTCTACGATCAGTATTTTGCTTCTGATGATTTTAGGGAGATCTAATGGTTGAACCCGGTTCAAGACCCGGCGATAAGGGAAGCCCAAGTTCGTACAAGGCCGCTTTAGCACAAGCAACCGCTGATGCGGCAAACGCTGGACAACAACCTGTTTGGATTTCTGGACCTATAGGCAATAAAAAAACAATGACTTTAGAGCAGATTCAAAAAGGAGTGTATGCTCAAGCCTCTGCTCGCACTGCTGCTTACAACGATCTTGTTAATAATCTTTATCAAGGTAACTTTATTAGCAAAGAGCAAATGAGTCAATCAGAGAGTGTTGTGGCAGCGATAAAATATCCGATTAACATGTATCAAGGTTATCTTGATCGTGCGGGTAATGATGCTAAGCCTTACGGGGAATGGTTTGATTGGTATTCAAAAGGCAACAAGCCAAGAAGTGAAGGCGGCGGTAGATACACCGGCCCTACTTCTTCGGTTACTCTTGCTAACGAGTACGACTTAAGAGAGGCTGCTAATGCTGTGGCTTCTACTGTTCTTGGTCGTGGTATTGAAGACAGCGAGTTTGAAGAAGTGCTTAAAAAAATCCGCAAGCAGGAAAAAGCACAGCCCACGATTAGCACTCCGTCAACGGGTAAGAATGTTACTAAGGCTGGGTTGACTGCTGAGGGTCGCCAAAACATTATGCGTGAATCTTTGATGAAAGGTCCAGAGGCTGAAGAGTACAGTAAAGCCACCAAGATGATGGGCGTGTTTGCTAAAGCCCTAGAGATGAGACCTGATGGCTCCTAACGATTTGACTGCTAAAGAAAAGTTAATGGACATTAACGATAACGGTAAGGTGTCCAAGAAAGAACGTCGCGCGTTTGAGGAAGAAGCACCTGAAAGTGTCGCTTCTTCTCTTGGCATGGCTTATGCTTTGCTAACAACTTTAGAAAACTCTGAAGATCCCGAGGCTCAAGCGTTTTTTCAATTTTTTAATACGCTAAATGAAGAATACATAAATGATCCTACTGGCTTTAGCGAAGACGCTGCTGCTATTAGAATGGCTTCGCAGCCTTGGTTGATGAAGTACAAAGATGTCGCTATTAAGGACATGAATTTTGAGGCACAAAACCCCGGTCTGTGGGCAGAGACTGTAAGTTCTGCTGTAGAAGTGTATCGGGATGCTGCTGCTCAGGCTGGCGCAGTCATGTCAGACGATCAGTTGCGTGAGTTTGCTATTAACGCTCGTCGTTCTGCTTGGAATCAAGCGGAGGCTACTAACGCAATGGCTGAGTATGTTAACGCTCAGAACGGTGTGTTTAGTGGTGCTGCTGGTAAGTTTCAATCTACGATTGCTGATTGGTCTAGAACAAATGGTCTGGGTCTTAGCGATGATGCTGTTAATAAATACGTTCAACAAGTTGCTGCTGGTGATTTGACTGAGGATGATGTTAAACAGCAGTTAAGGAATCAGTACATGGTTGGTACGTATCCTGCTTGGGCGGAACAAATTCAGGCTGGTCAAGATCCTTCAGATATTGCTTCACCTTACAAGCAACAGATGGCTAATCTTTTAGAGGTTGATCCTAAGTCAATTGACTTGAATGACACGTTGTTGCAAAAGGGTTTGCAGGGTGTTGGTGCTGATGGGAAGCCGGGTGTTGTTCCCATGTATGAGTTTAAGAAAATGATTCGCAAGGATGAGCGTTGGGATGCAACTGATAATGCTTTGGATGAGTACACGAGTGCTGGTATGAACATTCTTCAGATGTTTGGGTTGAGGTGATTTGAATGGCTAAGAGTTTACAACAAGTTATTAGTGAGACTGATGCTGAGTATGCGAGGCTGCAAGCCCTTCAACAAAGGTTTATTGGAACTGGGCAAACTGGTCCTCGCGGGGTTGTGGAAAGACAAATGCAGGAGCAAGTAGCAATTCGTGATGAAGCCGTTGCAAACAGTGGAAATACTACACCTGCTGGCTCCACTCCTGAAGAAGTATATTTTGCTAACAGGGCCGCTCAAGACAAAAGCGAGGCGGCAGCAAGAAAACGTTCAGAACAACGTTCTGCTAAAGCGTTTCTTAGAACACTACTAACTCAATACAACATGGGTTCTTTGGCTGGGCAGATAGAGGCGATGGTCCAAGATTCAACTAACCAAGATTACTTGGCTGAAAAAGTACGTCAAACTAGCGAGTATAAGACTCGCTTTAAGGGTTTAGTCGCTTTGCAGGGTCGTGGAAACACGGACGTGCGTAACGAGGCAGAGTATTTGAACCTTGAAACTGATTACCGCAGGGTTTTTAACGAAGCCGGTCTTAGGGATTACCTTGGTGCTGATGGCAGCCAAAGCGAGTACGATTCTATTGCTGAACTTGTTGGTGATTATAGCGTATCTGTTGAAGAAGTAAGAGGCCGCATTGGGGATGCTCAGCGTGTTGTTGCTGATACTCCTCAAGAGGTTCGTAATTCTTTACAAAGATTCTACAACATTGATGCTACGTCTTTGGTTGAGTACGCTCTTGACCCCATACGTAGTCAAAACAAAATTAACACTCTTGCTAATGCGGCTATTGTTGGTGGCTTTGGAGAAATAGCAGGTCTTGATCTTGATGTTTCTGCTGCCGAATCTGTTAGTGGCCTTGCAAACAATCAAGACATAAACATGAACGCATTAAACAGGGATCTTGTTAAGGGCGTGGAGGTTAGAGATGCTACTTCACGTCTTGCAAACATTGACCGCATGGAACTTTCGGACAGTGAAGCGTTGCTTGCTTCTATGGAGTCAGACGCTAAAGCGCAAAAGAAAGTGAAGGGCTTGCAGTCTCGTGAACGTGCAAGGTTTGGTGGGTCTTCTGGTTTCAACAAGGACTCACTAAAGAGTACTAACACTATATAACTAAATAAGGGCATGAATGGAAAGCCTTGCTGTAAAACCCTACAAGGGAACCAGCAAGAGACGAGAGTTCGATTCTCTCCATGTCCACCACTAGACGGATCTATCGGCCCCGTTGGTGTATGAAGTCCGATAGTCACAGCCTCTTTCTTCTTCCCCTAGAAGTTAGAGTGGGTGGCGATAACCTATCAATGAATAGTAAGGGAGTAAATAATGTCTGATTACGACTGGGACGATGACGATACAGATACAACAAATGACAGCACTGGCATGAAAGAGTTACGCAAGGCGCTTCGCGCGGAGCAAAAACGTAACAAGGAAATGTCCAGTAAACTAGACGAAATGTTGAATTCGTCTCGTGACCGCACCGTTAAAGATATTATTACGTCGAAGGGATTGCCTGATAAACTTTCTAAGTTGATCCCTTCTGATGTTACATCCCCTGAGGATGTGGAAAATTGGATTGCAGAATACGCCGACTTGTTTGGTGCTGCACCTTCCGAAGAAAATCAGGAACCAGCGGTTGATGCCGCAGATATGCAAGCGTTGAATAGAATTTCTTCAACGCAACAATCTGGACAAGTGTTCGATGGGGACGTTGACCAATTGGATGCTCGCATCCGTGCGGCTCAGTCACCCGAAGAACTAAACAAGGTCTTATTTGGTAGTGCTCATGGACCGCAGGTTGTTTGATTAACTAAAACATTCATTAAATCTATTCACCTTGGAGGTGAAATCGCACAATGGCTAACGCTTATACAGACACAACCGCTATGGCCAACTTGGTCCAAGCGGCTTATGACCGATATGTAGAGTTCGCTCTACGTTCGCAACCTTTGTTCCGCAACCTTGCGGACAAGCGTCCAGTACAGCAAGCAATGCCCGGTTCCAGCGTAGTATTTTCGCTGTATCAGGACATGGCCGCAGCGACCGGAACTCTCACAGAGACGACTGATCCTGATGCTGTTGCTATCGCTAACACGAGCAATGTAACTGTTACTCTTGCTGAGTACGGCAACGTTGTTCTTGAGACGAAGAAACTGGGAGAATTTGCTTTCTCCGACGTTGACCCAGCAATCGCTAACCTTGTTGCATACAACATGGCCGATTCAATTGACACTGTTGTTGTTGGTGTTCTTAACGGTGGAACCAACGTGTTCTACGGTGGGGACGCTACTGCAACGAACGAGATTGTTGCTGCAGACGTGATGACCGGATCTTTGATCCGCAAGTCGGTTTCCAAGATGCGGGCAGGTAACTCTGTTCCTCGTGAAGGAATGCTGTACGCAGCATACATGCACCCAGAGGTTGCATTTGACCTTCGCTCAGAGACTGGCGCGTTGTCCTTTGAGGACATCCGCAAGTACACTGATCCTAACGTAGGCAACATCCTTAACGCCACGACTGGTGTTTATGGTGGGGCATATGTTGTGGAGACACCACGTGCAACTGTTGCTACAGATGGTGCTGGTTCTATCAACGTTTACCGTTCGATCATTGCTGGACAGCAAGCACTCGCTGAGGCTACTGCTGTTGAGCCGGGTATCGTTCAGGGTCCGATTGTGGACAAGTTGATGCGAGCACGGCCTATCGGCTGGTACAGCCTGCAGGGTTGGTCAATCTACCGTCAAGATTCCTTGCGTCGGATTGAGACTTCTTCAAGCATTGCGTAAGTGATGTTCGGGGGGCACCTTTCGGGGTGTCCCCCTCCCACATTTTGAAACTATCTTAAGGATCTTGCTATGGCTGATAATCTTCCCGACACTATTGAGAATCAACTTCTTGATGCGCTTGTCGGTACTTCTACTTACAGCGTTACTGGCGCTATTAAACTTCGCTTGATGACAGCCAACGGCAGCGATGCCAGTGCTGGTACTGAAGTTACTGGTGGTTCGTACGTTGCTCAAACTATTACTTTTACTACTGCTTCTAGTGGTGCTATTGAAAACAGTGGTGCTATTTCGTTTACTGGTATGCCTGCTGCCACTGTGGTTGGTATTGAAATCTATGACTCTGCTGGTTCACCTAAGCGACTACTCTATGGGGCTTTGACTACTTCTAGGACAGTAACTGCTGGGGATACTGTGCAGTTTGCTTCGGGCGCAATTGACATTACGCTTTCCTGATGCTTGATATTTCGGAAGAGGTTGTTACTCGTCTGGGGTTTCCTCAGATTCTTGATGGTGTGGCAGACTTTAGTGCTTCACTAGACATGACGAGCGTGTCTAAGGCTACCCTTTTGGCAACGTCTGCTATGTCGGGCGCTTCTGGAATGACCTCTACTGTTACTCTTGGTAATGTGTCGGCTTCCGTGATGTCTGCTGAAGTTGACATGACTGTTTTGACTAACATTTCTAACGCTGCTGCTTCTCTTGTTGCGGGTCAATCTAACATGACGGCAACCTCAAGTCGCATTTTTTTTACCGAATTAGAGATGTCCGCAGAAGCCAATATGACGGCTCTTGTGCGGAGTGTTATTGTTACCGCCCCTAAGCCCCTCAGTGGGGCTGTAAACCTCTCAGCGTCGCTGTATGAGCCGTTAAACGTGCTTGACTTGCCAACTGTGCAGTACACGTACACTGAAGATAGGTTGTTGAGAAGGTACAGCATTACTTCCGGGAAGTCTTTAGTTATAAATGGGACAAATGGGGTGATTGAGGATTTTGTTGCTCAACAGGATACCCTTGATGCTGACTACTATTTTGCTGGTGGGCACAGGCACGTGCTTAGCCCTGAAGAGGTAACGGCTGTTACGAACGCTGGCTACGCCAACTTAATTACTATAGAAACCCTTTAAGGAATAACATGAATTGTAGAACTGGATGTAAAACAAAAGACCACGAGAGTTACGCTCAGTGTCTTCAGGACGCTAACGTCCGTGTTGCTGCAACCATGAACAACCCTTTCTCCACTGACGTTAAAAAAGAACTGTCTGCTTATCAGTCGGCTAGGGTAAATGGTATACAGCCAGAAGGAACAACAATAACTAAGGTTCGTGAAGCGGAGTCTGCATCACGTTTGCTTGGTCGCCCTTACAACGCCGACACCGACCCTCCCGCTAAAATGGTTGTACACAAGAACGCAGCCAAGTTTGTTAATGCGAGTGCAGCATGACAACATTTAACGAAATGATTGACGACACTCTCCTGCACCTGCAAGGGTACACAAAACAACAAGATCAAGTAACTCACCTTACTGCCGACATTACATCCACAGCAACGACAATGATTGTTAACGATGTTACTTCAATCTCTCGCGGTACCGCTGAGGTCGGCAACGAACTCATTTGGATAGATAGCGTAGATCAGCAGACAGGCACAGTAACTATCCCGCCCTACGGCAGGGGTTACCGTTCTTCTACTGCCGCATCACACACGTCGGGTAGCATGGTTACTTCGTCACCAATGTTTCCACGCAAAATGGTGAGTCAAGCGTTAAACGATGCAGTCATAGCCGTGTACCCAGACCTGTTTGCTATAGGAACCACTGAAATAACTTTTAACCCGGCAGTGACAACTTACGAGTTGCCTACTGGTGCCCTTGACATTCTTCAAGTATCGTGGCAGACGACAGGGCCTTCTAAAGAATGGCTACCCGTGCGTCGTTTCCGCGTGGACAAGCATGCTGCAACAGGATCATATTCAAGTGGCGTGTCCTTGAGCGTGTACGATTCTATCATACCCGGTCGTCCAATGAAAATAACTTTTACAAAAGAACCTTCACCTTTAGTAAACGATTCAGATGTCTTTAATACGGTGACTGGATTGCCAAACTCTTGCGAGGATCTTGTTCGTTTCGGTGCCGCCTACCGGTTGGTTCCATTCTTTGACTCTGCTCAAGCAAGCGGTGACTCTGCACAAGCAGACTTCTCCGCAGGACAGCGACCTATTGGTTCGTCTAGTGCGTTGTCCCGCTTCCTTTTGCAAATGTATCAAGTAAGACTAGCAGAAGAAGTGAAGGGAATGCAGTCCGCATTTCCTGTCCGTTCGCATTACACTAGGTAAAGGAATAAAAAATGGCTAGAAGGTATTACTCTAGTATAGCAGCGAGGACCACTCTTTCCTCTTCTATTACTAGCAGCGCAGTAACAATGGGAGTGGTCGCTGTAAGCGGTTGGCCATCAAGTTTCCCTTACACGCTAATTATTGACTCCGATTTAGCAACAGAAGAAATTGTTACTGTTACTGGCAGGTCGGGTCTTACGGTAACTATTACTCGTGGGGTTGATGGGACTACTGGTCAAGCGCATGACGCTGGAAGCCCGGTACAGCATGGTGTTTCGGCACGAGACTTTGACGAGCCGAACACTCACGACAACACGGCGGTTAAACACGTAACTGTTGTTACTTCTTCTTCTCGCCCCGCAAGTCCTTCTGCTGGTGAGATTATTTATGAAACAGACACAACATTATATTTCGGGTGGAATGGTTCCGCTTGGACAGGCATTGGCGGTTCTTCCGGCGGCGCAGGACTACAAGACGTTTTCTTTCTGATGGGAGCATAGCATGGCAACAGCATACAAGTACGCACAGGTAGCAGGAACGGCCTCAACAGGCACGTTTGCTACACTTTACACGACACCTGCTTCTACTGAAGCGGTTATTTCTTCACTCGTTATTACGAATCAGACCGGTTCCGCTGTCACCGTTCGGGTGGGCATGGATGCTACTGCTGGCACTCCTAGTGCTAGCGAGTTCCTCGTATACGATGCTTCGGTTGCCGGGAATGACACGGTTGCTTTGACGCTCGGTATCACTATGGATGCTGCGAAGTTTATTCGGGTGTCTTCGTCGGCAGCGACCTGCAACTTTACTGCATTTTTGAGTGAGATTTCCTAATG